CCGAGGTTGTCCCTGAGGTTGGCCCAGAGGTTGTCCCAGAGGTTGGCCCCGAGGTTGGCCCTGAGGTTGTCCCCGAGGTTGGCCCCGAGGTTGGCCCTGAGGTTGGCCCAGAGGTTGTCCCCGAGGTCGGCCCCGAGGTTGTCCCAGAGGTTGGCCCAGAGGACGCCGCGCACCAGCGAGCCCACCGCCGGGCCATCACACCACCACACATAGGGCGGCGCTTCATTGATGGCCGCATACATCGCCGTTAGCACGCGGGCGGTGGCGCCCCGATCTGCTGGGGCACAACTTCGCCCATGCGCCAGCCACTCGGCACGATACGCGATCAGCGCCGCCTGCTGGTCCGCCGTCAGGGAATCAATCTTGCAGGCCATTTAGTCTGCCACCGTACGCCACGCGTCAGGCCCCGCCCACTCCCGCTGACGCTCGATCCGCCACGTGCCCGGACCTGTCGGCACGCCGAGCACGTCCCCCTGCCGAAACATCTCCGGCCGCTGCGGATCGAGCGCGATCGGTGCGTGCTCCTGATGCCGCAGCACGCAGGGCACCAGCGCGATCAACTCGCGCACGCCGTCCAGCTCGAAGAACTGCGCTTCCGTGACGGTCGGTACTGCCCCCGTAGCGTCAACCAAAACCTCGTGACAGTGCCCGGTTGACTCTCCCCATGCGAGAACAATTCGGCCGTGCTCTCGCGCATCTCTCCGTGTGTGTGTCGCCACAATCTTCTCCTGTCTATTGCGGTTACTGCCCCCGAAGTGTCACCGCTCGGGAGCCACACGGTATCCGCCAGGACGCGACGCCAGCACGCCGCGCCCCGGTGACGCTTGCTGGGCCTCGCTCAACGTCTCGGCCATCGGCCCGGACGTGTCGTCTGCTGCGCCCTGGTCCCCGTCCGGCTGGGCGTTCGGTGCCGACGCAGACGCGACCACTACTTCCGCCTTGAGCATTGAGACGGTGTTCTGAAAAGCACGCTCAAGCAGTTCCGGCGACAGCGTCAGCGGATACACGCTCCCGCTGCGCGCCATGCCGGCCATCACGCAATCCGCGATGAAGTCGAGTACGTCGATCAGGTTCACGTCCTCGCGCACGCCGTCTTCGTTGGTCAGGTGATGGCGGTTCAGCCTCCTGTGCCGGTCCCACCACTCCGTGACCTTGAAGCCGGTCAGGAAGTCAGCATGGAACCCGGCAATGTCCGTCAACTTGTCGAAGTCGTGGACCTCGGCGGTCTTGTCGATGCACTTCACGAAGAACATCAACGCGGCTCGCACATCCTGAATGTGCCGCACGGAGCTGTTGTAGAGCGTCTCCCGGCTGACATTGGCATAATCACAGGTCCGCGTGTCAGCGGTCGGACTTGGCTGAATACGAATCATCGTGTGCTTCGCTCCTTCTCCCGCGGAGGATCGTCGTAGGACGAACCGCTGTAGCGGGCGATACTTCCTCACTGCTTCTCGCGCTCTGCGATCATTGCGTCTGCCACGACATACGCCGCCCGCGCGATCTCTTCGTAATCAAACTCGCCTGGGTTGATACGCGCCTCACGCACAGCCAAGTACCGAGCGATCGCTTGCGGCAACGCCTTTCCAGCGAAGTAGTCGCGCAGTGACATGCCGCCGACCGCGATCCAATCATCGCCGTACCCTGTCTCACGCAACACCGCGTGCCGCTCGTGAACAGGAAACACCGGACCACCATCAGGCTTCGCCATCACTCCTCACGCCGTCACACCGAACGCCGTCCGCATCCGATCAATCCACGCCTCGACCCAGATCGCGGCCTGCTTGCACGCCTCTGACGTCTCCGGGGTATCGCCGGGACGAATCTGCACAAACCACTGCTCCGCAGGGCGTCGCGCGTTCGGCGTCAGATCGGGCACGTGCTGGTAGTCGCAGTGCTGCGCCTTCGCAATCGTGCCCACCAGGCACGCGCACTGGCCTTGATACGACGAGCCGTCCACGGCCCCCGCACGGAGCGCCGCCAGCACCGCAGCGGCCTCACGCGGCGCACTAGAGAGCACGGCGTAGACATCGTCGCGAAAGAACGCGAGGTCCGCGCCACGGAGGTTCGCGCCACGGAGGTTCGCGCCACGGAGGTTCGCGCCACGGAGGTTCGCGTCACCGAGGTTCGCGTCACCGAGGTTCGCGCCACGGAGGTTCGCGCCACCGAGGTTCGCGCCACGGAGGTTCGCGCCACGGAGGTTCGCGCCACCGAGGTTCGCGCCACGGAGGTTCGCGCCACGGAGGTTCGCGCCACGGAGGTTCGCGCCACCGAGGTTCGCGCCACGGAGGTTCGCGTCACCGAGGTTCGCGTCACCGAGGTTCGCGCCACGGAGGTTCGCGCCACCGAGGTTCGCGCCACGGAGGTTCGCGTCACCGAGGTTCGCGTCACCGAGGTCCGCGCCACCGAGGTTCGCGCCCGCTGCCACCGCCTGCATAACGGCGTCGCGCAGATCCGCCGCCTCGCCCGTCCACAACACCGCTTCCGTCCATCGATGCTTGATGCTGATCACAGCCCTCTCCTCAATTCACCGGCACCCACACGCCATCGACGTAGGTGAACCCACGCGCCCGCAAACACCGCGCCCGCACGCAGGACGGACACGAACACGCTATTGCCACGACGAAGCGATCCGCGCGAGCAACTGATCCCCGATCAGCACCTCGTGACGCGCTCGACGTTCCCGCAGCCGTCGCTGCAGGTTGATCAGGAACAGCAGGAACACGCGACACTCCTTTGCGTGGAAAGACCAGCGACAGCACGTAGGGCACCACCGCCCCGATCGCCATCGCCATCAGGATGAGCACCGCGGCCGGCGCCGTGCGATCGAGATAGCTCGCTAGGAAGTCGGTCATGCGGCAACCTCGTTCTTCACGTCCGCGTCGTCGTAGAGTCCGAGCGCCCGCGCCTGGCGGACCACGCGCTTCGCGTACCAGACCGCCAAGGGAATCCGGTCCATGCCGAGGCTTACGCTGCCGTAACTCTCCCACAGCGCCGGATCGGCCGCCTTCCGAATGGCGTTCAGCATCCCGTTGCAGTCGCAGAGGAACGAGAGACGCGCGCTCATGCCGTCTCCTTCATCGCCGCGCGACGCTGCCGATACGCCTCTTCCTGCTGGAACCACCACACCCACACGCGCTTGACCGACAAGAACACCGGCAGAAGATCGGCCACCGGAGGAACGACCGCCGTCTCGAATTCGGGGTCGCTGTCCACCTTCGGCAGGCGGACAATCAATCCGCCCTGCGCGCCCGCGTGCCCCATCTCGACGAGCGCCGACTGATACGCCACGTTCTGCAAGTGCGCCTCGGCGTAGATCGCCTTTCCGGTCTTGAAGTCGATCAGCGTCGGCACACCGTTGACGAGCGCCAACAGGTCCATCGTGCCGGCGTAACCATGCATCTTCGAGAAGACCGTCTGCTCGATGTAGAGCGGCTTCAGGGCCACGCTATTGGCCCAATCCTGAAACGCCATGAACGCCCACTGCGCCGCGTCCACCACGCGCGGCTCTGGCCCCATGCGCTGCCCAAGCGACTGCCGCAGGTTCCACTCAATGAGCGCGTGCGCCTGCGAGCCAATTTCGCCGGCCTTGTCGAGTTCGCGCTTGTGCGCCTTCTGCTTGCCGATCCGGCTCTCAAGCGAGAGCACAAACGACGCTCGGGACATCGGCTGCGCCTTCAGACAGTCCAGATAGAAGTCCGCCGCCGCGTCGAGGCAGAGCGTCCGCTCCTGATTTGCGGCCCAATTGATCAGCGCCGGCTTGCCAATCACCTGGAGAATGTGCGTCACCGACGGAAGCCGCTCGCCGTCGATTTCATAGAACCGACCTGACGGCCCATCTTTTCGCGTGGGCTTCGGGAAGGTCGCAATCGCGTCAGCTTGAGCGGCGAAGGCGGCGGGATCGAGTGAAGTGGTCTTGGCCATCGTCGCCTCCTCAGAAAGGGATGTCGTCGTCCGTGATGTCCGACCCGTGACCCGCCGCGCCGTTGTCCATCTGCCGCGCCTTGTCCTTCAGACGCGTATAGCTCTCGGCGGCAATCTTCGGCCCGAGCTTCGTGTTGTAGGGCACGAGCGTCTGCACGTTCGCGTAGACCTTGCCGTCGTCGCTGAGGTTGTGCGCGACCTGCAACTGACAGTTCGCTCCGAGCAACTTCTCGACGTCGAAGCCTTGCAGTTCGTCGTTCGTGAACTTCCGGCCGCGCCAGCACTCGAGGTCTTTCCGCAGGTTCGCCTTGTCTGAGAGCGAGAGCGTGTACTGCTTGCGCACCTGGAACCGCTTGTGCGTTTCCGGGTCGATGGCGTCGAGCTGCCACACGATCAGCACCTTGTGCTTGTCGCCCCACGGCGTCGTCTTCAGCCCGAGGTCGTGGACATCGACGCAGACCGCCTGGTGCAGGCCTTCCGGCGCCGGCGTGAATTTCGATTCTGGTTCTCGTGCAATAATCGCCATATGGTGTTCGGCGTCCTTGGCGCCGGTCATCATCAGGGCCGCTCGCTGCCTTCACTCAGCGACGCGGCCCGAGTTGTCTTCCTACCGAAACAGCACCGCCAGCGCACCGAACGCCAGCGCCACGAGCACCACCGTCCACGAGATCGCCCCTTGCCCTTCCCGCGGATCGTCGTCTCCGGTCCATTCAAGGCGTGTCATGGCTTACTGCTCCTGCGTGAGATCCAGCCGTGACCGGATCGTGGTTTCCACCGTCGCACCGTCCACGTCATCGATGGCTTCGATCAGCCGCAGCGCGCGCCGCACTTTCAGGTCGCGGTGATAGCGCCACATCTGCGCCGTCTCCACGCCGTCATACCAGCGCCCCAACTGCCGCTCATCCACCCCGAGCAACGCCGCCATCTCCTTCCGCGATTTCCCGAGGACGTGCTGCACCACGCGCAACACCCGGCCGTACGCGGCTTTGTCCTCGGCTTCTGAGGGTTTCTCCCCTTTCGGGAGAGCCACCGATCCGACCTTCGCCATCGTCGGCCGCGGCATCTCCCCTCTTACGGGAAGACTTCCCTTCAAGGCTGATGACATGCTGTCGCTCATGGCTTGTAAGGTCCTTCCGTTCGTGCGCCGGTTCGGATCATCCAGTCGGCATACGCTGCCAACCCTTCGGATAAAGCCGGATCGACGTCGTCTCCCTCGATCAGCGCCGCAATCAGGTCCGACTCAGTCCGACCTGGACGCCTTGAGGACCGCACTCGACCAGCACCAGATAGCCCGTGCTGCCGTGGCAGGCCATCGCGCCGACGATAGGGACCGCGGCTCATGCGAGTGACTCGTAGACGCGACAGCCGTCCCGCTTGGCGCTCGTCTTCCGAATCAGGCCGCGCACTTCCAGCTCAGAGAAGCGCGGACACAGTGACTGGCGTTTCATCCGCAGCTCGCTCTCGGCCTCGCGCATCGTGCCGCCTCGAGGCCCGCGTGTCGTCAGCCACTCCAGCACCCGCAACCGCTGCGTGGTCGCCGAGTGCTGCGCCCGGATCGCCGCGTCTCGCGACGTCTCAGGCTCGGAGAATGGCAACTCCATCGCGGCCGAATTCAGGTACGGCATGGCTACCTCGCCATCTCCGTCGCGTTGTGAGAGAATGAGGGGCGAACACCCCACCGCTGGACCGCGCGTGTGAACCGCGCACTTCCTCGGGCAATCCGCGATTCTTGACAGATTGTCGAGTCTGCGACGATCCGATAGGACACGTTATGTAAACCACGCACCATGGCCGTTTACACTTTGCGGAGCTTACGGTTACCGATGGTGGCGGTGTCTGCCTCGTTCAATTCGTCCAGTTCACTTGACGCCCAGACCTCGACCGGGATCCCGGTTTTGCGCTCGATCACGATCGCGTTCCGGAGCCCGGGGCCACGCTGACCAGTCAGGACTTGCGAAATGAGCCGTTCGTCGAATCCGAGGTATTGCGCCAGCTCGCGCTGGCTCCGCAGTTGGCGACGGTGCATCCAGTCTTTGAGATGGGCCGCGCCGGTCACTTCCAATGCCATGCAGGGAGTCTCGCATGGGCTCGACAAATTGTCAAGCCCTATGCTAGAATTTTTTTATGCTCCCTGTCCGAATTGGCAAGCGCTTCCGTGATAACTACTTACACGCTGATGAAAGCCAATCTGCTCCTGAAGCAGAACATCAAGGCCCTGCTGCGTGGACGCGGGCAGACGCAACGGGACCTCGCGCAGTGGTGCCGGCGATCGGAGACGTGGATCAGCCACATCTTCACGTCCGACACGCGCGGCGTGCCGCTGAAGTACCTCGATCGCATCGCGGACTTCTTCGGGATCGCCACGTATCAACTCCTGCAGCCTGGCATCACGCCGCTCACCGAACGCCGCGCGCACACTCGGCGCACGGGTGCCGATCGTCGGGTGGCGGACGTGACACACCTTCTCCGCGACCACGAACCCGCAGGGGCAGACCGCTCGCTGATTACCGAAGTCTTGCGGCTCGACCGGGCCGATCGGACGATTCTGCTCGCGCAGCTTGCCGAGCTGAAGCGCCAGCGTACCGGCGCATCCAGTACAGAACGATCACCCGCTGCGCCGAGGTCAACTTCTCCCAAAGGGCGTCGCGCTCGTCGACGTCCAGACCCACCGATAGCGGACGCGAGCGCAAAGTAGTAGGTAGGGCAGACTTCACGAGATGGAGCGACCGCGGCATGGGGGACCGCCTCCTGTGTACGGGTAAACACCTATCCGGGAAGGGCTCAGATTACCAGAGTGCGACTCGTCCGTTCCTCAGGATTTGCCCGAATTCTGAAATTTTTTTAAGATTCCGACTCGGCTGTTCGGGGAAGTCCCTGAGCAGCGTTACTTCGGAGTACGACGAAAGGAGTACCCCATGACGATCTCCCCCCAAGATCCTCTCGGGCCGTGCCTGTATTGCCCTGCCGCCGCGGCGCCGGCGACGTCATTCGGCCACCAAATCTGCACGGATTGTCAAGCGCGGCTCGAGCACGCGCGACCGTGGGTCGCAATCCTCAGCGTCATGGGTCTTATTGCCGTGATCATCGCGGTCGCGGCCTATCACCCGGACTGGTGGCTGCGATGAAACCGGGATGGCCGAAGCGGCCTCCGGTGCGCGCGGTCGCTCCTGCGGAACTCGGGCGGCTTGGCTGCACAGGCGTGGCGTGGGTCGCCGTGCTCACGATCGTGGGCGTGATCTTCCTGCTCGTCTTCGCGTACGTGCGTCCGGCGCCGGGACCGCCGCTCTTTCCGCGCTAACGCCTACCTCGGCGTGCTACAATTCGTCCGTCATGGACATCGACGGCACAACGACCATCTGGGCCACCGTAGCTCAGATGGTAGAGCGGCTGCCTCGTAAGCAGCGGGTCGCAGGTTCGATGCCTGTCGGTGGCTCCACTCCTCATCCCAATAATCGACCGCGATAACCACCTACTGAGAAGTAGCTCAGGTGGTAGAGCGCCCGGCTGTTAATCGGGTGGTCGCTGGTTCGAACCCAGCCTTCTCAGCCAATCCTCACGGCGCCATGAAGTACGGCCACCGACCCGTTAGCGTTTCGACGTCCAGCGCGCGTGCAGATAGGCGTGCAGGACGACCAGGCTCGCCGCGACCGGGATCCAGATCATCATCTGGAAGGCTTCGATCGCCACGTAGCGCAGTGCCGTATCGACCATGATCGTGACGGGATCGACTTGCATCGCCTCTCCTTTCGTTGCAGGCCGTCGCTGGTCGCGGCACACACTGACCGGGGTTGCCAGTGCTTCCCAGGTACCGTACCAGCGAGCGGCCCACCTTACGGAGTTCGCAGGAGCCAGACCGTGAGCACCGACCCACAGGCCGCCCCGAGCGCGAACCACCATCGCCCCTCTGTCTGACTCACCGCCCGCACGTTCGACGCCCACAGTAGATTGATGCCCAGCGACGAGAGCGCAACGAGCCACAGGTTCCCGCTCTGAATCGCCAGCACCCCGCACGCGCTCAGCCCCGCGATCGGCGCCCCGCGCAGGAACGCCCGCAGGTTACGTGTCATCGTCTCGCGCCGAGTCCGCGTCGAACTCGCTCGCGCAGACGGCGCAGAACAGAGTCTGAGACTTCTTGCCATAGATCACGGTTTCGATGAGGGTCGCATCGTCGTTCTTGCACATTGGGCAGATGGTCCGCTTACCTCTCGAGGCCCAGCCGCCGCGGTCACGCACGCGCACCCGCTTCGGCGTGACGTGCCGACAGAGACCGAGGGGCCATGACTCGTTGGGCCAGTCCGCCGGTGACTCTTCATCGAGGTCATCGCACACGGGTTCCACGGCGGCCCTTCGCAGGTTTCGACGGTGGATCCACCAGCTTGTACGCAGGCACGTATTGCCAGCGTCCGGCAGTGTCCTGTATGCGCTTCATGGTTTTGATCGCCTTCCCGGCATCGATCAACGCGTTGATGCGTGACCGCGCCGCGGACAGGCGCAGTGGGGGATCCAGCATCGCCATGAACTCTTGCAGGCTGATGGCGTCCTGATCGTCCACGAGCGGCATCCCGACGTCTTCCACCGCACGCAACCACGCGTCCCGAGAGATACCGCTGCTCATTCTTCTGCGCTCCGTTCCAGCGTGCGAATCCACCGCAGGTAGTACCGCTCTCGTCCACCGCTGCGAATCAGGATTCCGCCGAACTGTGGTTCTCGCAGACGCGCGCCGGGCACCTTGAACGCGAACGGCGTGCGCCCCTGCCAGGCCGGCGTCACGATCGCCGCCGCGTTGCCGCGCGCCGAGTTGACGTCAACCGCGATGCTCCGATGCCGATGCGACCGGACGATGAAGTCCGGAGGCTCCTTTCTCCAGCGCGCCGCTTCCTCGTAGTGCGCAGTCAATTCGGCGTTCACGGCCGATGCTTCATGGGCCGCGCTGCCCGTCGTGCCGATGTGATGCAGGCAATGCACCAGCGCGCCGTCAGACGCTCCGCCGACACGTTTCCAGAGATCCCACCTGGCGTGCTGCCCGTCGCGATTCGGCTTCGCGCCCAGCACGCGCGCCAGACGTTCCTCTTCTTCGGCGGACTTCCCAACGTGCGCCTCAGTGCCGCGGACGTGGTAATACTGGCCGCCGGACGCGTGACACTGCTTCACCACGGGACCGAGCACGGCTTCCGCGATGCGCTGCTGATCGTCAAGGTTGGTCGAGATCGGCGTCTTAGCTCGATGCGGCACGCCGTCCAACGCGTCGCCGTTCACGAGCACGTCGAACGGCTCACCGTTGGTCACGAGCGGGACCCATGTGCTCCAGAACTCGCGCCACAGCGCCCAGACCTTCGTCTGAAACTCGGATGCCGTGTACGTCCCGCCATCGTCCAGGCGAAACGGCTTCGGCGGACACAGTCCGAGACGGCACCCACAATGAAGATCGCTGACGACAACCAGGTTACGCACTTCCCGAGGTCGTTTCGCCATTGCGTCCTTTGGCGTACCCGCTACGCCTGTTGACGTACTCAGTACGGCCTTCCCGGCCGATGGAACGCCGGATTGTGCGTGCCGGCCCGCTGCACGTTGTCGTCGTGGAATTCACGAAGCGATGAGCGCCCCTGCAGGTAGGCGTTCACCTTGCCCTCGTCGAGCTCCATCGGCGCGAATTCGTCGCGAGCCCACAATACGTCGTCCACCCGCTGTGCGCGCTCCTCGGGAGTGATGGGCGGCGGGTCGGTCGGTGGCGGCACTGGCACCGGCACCTTCGGCGGCGGCAACGTGACCCACGGCTTGACCGGCTGGTCCCCGTTGATGCCCTTCCACCACACGTAATCGTGCAGAAGGAGCCCGACAGGGCGCTGGCCGTCATCGCGGGGATCGGCGGGGTTCAGTGGCTCGCCTTTGACGTGAAAGGTGATTTCTCCCCACCGGAGATCATCACGACCGCGGGTGCGCTCGTCGGTCTTCCCCTGAACGATGCAGACTTCGACGGCCGTCGCCGGATCCGCACCGACACAAAACGACCACTTACCGCAGTTGCCGTCCGGTGAGACGAAGCGGAGTCCCGGCGGATCGCCGGGCTGCGTGTTGACGATGGTGACTTCGTTCAGCCCCGGCGAGCCGAACAGCACGTAGCCCCACGGGAGATCGATCCGCTGAATATCGGCCACAGACTTACTCCTTCTGCCCGACCGGCGTCGTGGTCATCTGCCGCATGACGATCGCGACGACGCCCTGCACGGCCGGGACGAACTTGACGTACTCCGGTGGAATCAACCCGCTGACCTCGGGCAACGCGAGCACCGCGATCACTGCGGTGAGTCCGTTCACGACATGCGACCGATAACCCTTGAACACGATTCGTCTCCTCATATCGCAACCACGCGAAGCACGTGATCGTCCGATGCCCAGATTTTTTCGCGCTGCGCCCGCGTCAGCACGATGCACCCGTGTGACGCCTCACCGGGATGACTGTGCGAGTCGCCATGTACCGCGAACGAGCTGCGCCCGTACAGTTCGCTCCCAACCTGCGGAATCAGCGGAAGCGAGTACGCCCCGGTCACGTCGGAGTCGCGCGGCGGGGCGATCACGTAGACCGCTTCCGGCAGCGGCCCGATGCCCTTGACGTGCTGCAGGTCCGGGTTGTTCACGCCCGACCCACGTCCGGCGTAGCCGTATGCCTTGTTCTGTCGTTGCGCATCGAGGAGTGCGCCGGTTGCAGAACACCAGATCCACATCAGGCCGCCGCCTCTCGTGCTGCGCGATCCCTGGTTTCCGCGTAGGTGGCCTTGCGCTTGTTCAGCAGGCCGTATTGATTGCCGCCGCGCTTCTTCTCCGGTGGCGGTGGGTGGCGCGCCATAATCAGCGCCAGGATCTCGGCGTAGGCGTCCGGCTCGGTCAACTTCCACCCAACCACCTTCGCCAGCAGCGGCCGCTTCTCGACCTCCATCAGCGCCACGTCGCGCTCGGCGGCCGTCATCGACTCGACGGCGTAGAACGCTTCGACGTAGGAGTTCACCGATTCACCGCCTGCAGCAGCAGCTTGACGTCCGCCTTGATTTCCTTGAGGTCTTCGCGGATCTGCTCGATCTTGGATTCCGCGATCGCGACGCGGGTCTGCACCGCACCGATAGACGTGAAATAGGAGACGAGTCCGGCCAGCGCGAGCGCCAGCACCCATCGCACGTACTCGCCGGTCTTGCCGTTCAGGCCCTCACCGGCCATACGCCACCTCGTTTAGGATCGACTCAGGCATGGCCTGCAGGCTCCTTACCTGCGGGTCGTGCTCAGGGCTGGCCGAGGGGCTGTCATCCCTCGGTCAGTCCGCTAGGGGTTTACTGCTTCTCGACGTTGAACGCGACGAGCTCCACCGTACCATCCGCCTTGACCGCGACCGTCATCTGAATCTGCAGGTTCGTCGGTGGCGCCGGCGGCGATCCCGCCGTGGCCGTCAGGCCCGCGCTCGACGTCCGACCGAAGGCATTGACCGCTTCCACCGCGATCGTGTGCGTGCCTTCCGACAGTCCAGACGAGAACGCACACGAACGGCTTGCGCTCGACAGAGGCGTCCCGAACGGCTTCCCGTCCAGCACGCACTGAAAGCCGGTCACGCTCTGTCCGTCGTGGTCGAAGCTCACACTGAACGGCCGGCCCACCTGAACCGGGTTGGTCTGCGCCAACGCCGGCGCGGCGATCAGCAACAGCAGTGCAGTCAGCAGTCCTCGCATCGTTACTCCTTCCTGGCGGCCTGCGGCGGTTTTGGGACGAGGAGCCGCCTCGCCCAATCCACCGTGTAGCCGGGATACTTCTTCTCGATCCGCGCGAGCCTGTCGGCCTGCAGTTGTTCGCGCGTCTTCTTTGCCGCGTCGTATTTCTTGTACGCCTCGGTCTGCTTCAGCACGTCGAGCGCGAACTGTTCGGTCTGACTCGCCAGCGCCACTCCGTTGATGTATTCCTGCGCGAGCTCATCGAGCACGGGCGGGGCTGACGCTTGCGCGCTGCACAGCACCGCCGCCACGACTGCCGCGAGGATCAGGACCCGATTCGTACGCATAGACATTTCACTCGGCTACCTTGAAGCGGAACCGGCGCGGCGTCCCCACACCCGATCCGGTCGCGCAGGACATGCCGCCCGTGGTCAGGCCGATGATCTCGGTGCCAGTCACGCACACGCCCGCGTCGATGGTGTCTACGGTGCTCGCGTCACCGTCGAGGTCGAGCGCATCGACGCCCAGGCCGATGGCTGGCGACGCGCCCACACACGACGCGTGTGGTACTCCTGCTGCGGTGCAGAGCCGGAAATCGCTGCCCGCAGGATTCGCAAAGCGTGGATCGGTGGTCACGCACGCCGGGGACGCTTCGCATTGATTCGCGTAGGCCGTCTTCCAATCGGCGAACGACTTCGACCCATCCCCTCCGGTGTAGAACACCGTGGTCGCGTTGTAGAGCACGTTGTGCTCGAGATCGAGATCGGCGGCGGTCGGTCCTGTGGCTCCACTGTCGTGAGAGATCATGCGCGGCGCGGTGTGGCAGATGTTGTTCCAGAATCTCGATGTGTCGTACCCGCCGTTCCAGATACAGGTCGTGCCACCGGACCCGTTGTAGAACACATTGTTGAAGATGTCCGTGTCGTTCAAGTCCGCGCCTGTCACGTGGATGAACGATGAGGCCCCTGGCCATGACAGGAGGCCCGACACCACGTTCTGATAGACCTGCATCGACGTGATCGTGGAGATTGACCACACGAGCGCCACCCTGGCGTTCGTGCAGTAGTTGAACCGGAACACGATCGACGTGGTGTCGGGCCCGTTGTCCTTCGGGGCGATGCACGCATCGACGCTGTCGATCCGGTTGTGTTCGATTAGGATGTTGTCGCCGTCGTAGGTGTTGATGCCATACGAGTGCGTGGCATCTGACATGAAGTTATAGAGGTAATTATTCCGAGCCACGCAACTGTCGCAGCCTTCGAGTCGGATGCCTGGGTAGTTGTCGCCCCAGTCGTTTTCAGCGCCGCCGTTGATCTCGAATCCCTCAGCCTCGCAGCCGGTGCAGCCGACGTACACGAGCGGCCCGGTGTCAGGCGTGACATCGACCTCGTTTGCCCCGGCGTTGTCGTCATTCGACGAGTACGCCGTCATCGTGAACTTGTAGCCCAGCGAGATGTCCGCGTACCACTTGATGTAGTTCTTGGTGTTCGCGCCGACCGCTGGCCCGTTCCAGTTCTGCGCGGCTACCACGACGGTACCCACGCTCGTCACCGTGATGGGACTGCCCATCATTCCGGTGTTCGTCGGGTCGTAGAGTGGGATCAGGCGACAGTTGCCCGTCGAGGGTGAGCAGTTCCCTGAGTATTGGTAGGTCCCCCCGAAGACGTAGACCGTATCGCCCGCGTCTGCGGCTTGAGAACTACTCGGCGTCGAGCGATCCGCGTTGCCCCACATCGCCCGGCCAATCGTCGCCCAGCACGTTGACCCGGCCTCATTGCCCGCGGAATAGCTGATTGACGCTTTCGCCGTCCCGTCATTGCCACCCGTCTTGACGCAGAGATTCGCCGCATCAACCGAACTGGCCCACAGGCAGACGAGGACCGCGAGCAGGAGTCGAAGTCTCACGGGAGCACCCCCAGGAGCGTCCCTCTGGGCGTTACGGCAGCACCGCCCGACACCGGAGCCAGAGTCGCGCACCCGATCGACCAGACCGGCGTTGGCGCCACAGTCCATGACATCGTGTCCCCGTCCGCGCCGTCCTGCCGACTGAACGCCGAGAACCACGAGCCCTGATCCGTGTTGGCTTCCTGCGTCTGGTTCGCGCCGACGCTCGGCGATGTGCCGGACCCGGTGTAGTACAGCGAGTCCACGATCATGGTGTCCGACGAGCCCGCCGTGCAGTCCACGGTGGCCGTGGTCGCCGTGCCGCTGGCCGTATTGGTAGCGGACACAGGCGTCGTCTGATCGACGCCGTTGTAGCTGGTCGCCGTGCAGATGTAGCCCGTGCCGCCGCCTGAGTTCGCATCGACCACGACATCAGAGGCAGTCGTGGGCGGGTTGACAATGGCCCAAATCCTGACGCCCCTGCCATCGGCGTTATCGACGGTCACCCGTGGCGCACCCATCGTGACCCCGTTCCACGTCGCGGCATTGCCCACGAGATTGCCCGGCACCTGGAACGTGCAGCGCAGCACGCCCAAGCGATCGGACCCGGCCGTCGTCTTCGCGGACAGCGTGATCGTGGTTGTCGCCCCGCCATTGGCGCCAGTGACCGCCGCCTCGCCATCATGCGCGACGGCCGCGACGGCAGGCTGCGCCCAGAGGCACGCGAGCGCACCGATCAGAACGAGCAGGCGCCGCATTACGGTGCCGCCACCACGACGAACTGCCCGTGCAGCTCGGTGGCTGCGCTGGTGACCAGGCACAGCACGGAATTCGAGGTCTGCGTTCGCATGATCGACCCGGCCCCATTCCCGATGGTGATACCGCCGTTGGCCGCGAAGTACCAGCCATCCGTCGCCGCCAGGCCGCTGCTGATCAGGCTGGCCGTCACCGAATCGCAGTTGTCGGAGTTGTCATCAACGAGGTTCACCGAGTTCGCCGCCTGCGTCACGATGTTGAGCGCGCAGATGTAGTAATGCGTCGAGGATCCAGCGAGCGAGGGCGTGATTTCCGTCGTCGTCGCCGTCGTGATGTCAAACGGCAGATAGAGCTTGGTCCCACTCCCCGAACACGGATCGATCTGGCGTGTATACAGGATTCGATTGGCATCAATCCGGAGCTTGCCGGCGTCGTCTTCGTCCACCGTGTTCGTGCTGGCGTCATCGAATTCAGCCTGAATCAGTGGGCCGGTTTCTGGCGCGGCGCTGTCCTCGGTGGCATCCGTCGCGGGCGTCAACGCCGCGCCGGCTTCCGAGTAGAGCGTGGCCTTGATCGCGCGCTGCGCCGTGATGCCGACCGCGCAGGTGTCGCCGTCCGTGCAGGCCGTGACGGACGACTGGTAGAACCCGCCGACCGGGGTAAATGGCGTCGTCCCGGCTGAGAAGTCCGCATCGTCAGCCAGTGACGTGCCGCCCGCCGCCCCTGCGAACGCGACCCGCAGTTCCCCGGCGTCGTTGATCGACAGCGGCACGTAATCGCCATCAGCCGCGAAGTCCACCTGTGAGTCCTGCCGCACGGCGAGAACCTGCACACCCACATGCCCAGAGGAATGCGCAGAGTCTTCTGCGTGCGAGATGCTCTGCACCTCGGTGAGCAGCGTCCCGCTCTCCTGCGTCGCGAACGTGCCTGCGTTGGTGACTTCGCCGCCGCCTCCGCCACCGCCTCCGCTGCCGCCACCCGTGCCGGCCGCCGTGAGATCGACCCGCGCGGTGCCGCTGGTAAACGAGGTCATGCAGACGACGAAGGCCTTGTAGCCCGCCACGTCGGCTTTCCATTCCCCATTGGCCGTTGTGGTGTTCACGAACGTCGAGGGCGTATCGGCCTTCGCGACGTCCACCGCGTTGCGCGTGCCGCCGCCACCTTCGACGTAGAAGGACAACGTGCCGGCCCACGTCCCCGTGACGTCCGCCACCGCACTGCCCAAACCGGAGACGTCGATCGACACGCACTCGGCCGCCGTGTCCAGTTCCCCGCGCCGTTCGTTTGACCGCTGCGCCTGAACCGGCCACGCGCAGACCGCCACAACGGCCACCACCAGTGAGAGACGAATGAGAAGAGTACGCACTCCAAGGCCCTCCATGCTCACGCCAGAATCTCCGCGACGCGCGCATCCGCCGCCGCCTGATCACGCCAGACGCCCGCCCCGATCAACACCCGCGCGATCTCGTTCAGTCCTTGCCGCACCTCGGCGTGGTCCAAGTCCACGATCGGCGCGGACTGGAATCGCCGGAACAGCACGCGCACCGTCGCCGCGGTCGTTGCCGCCTCCGGATCCGTCGTGTGCGCGAACTGCTCGAGCGCGATGTCTTCCGCCAAGGTAAAGCGGCTCAAGAACTCGTACTGCCCGATGCGCCGTCTGCGAATCACCCGCGGCACCCACTCGCCGTTGACGTAGCGCCGCAGCCCGCGCTCGATCTGGTCCCGCACGATCGGGTCGAGATCGTCCCCGCGAATCGTGTAGACCGCGGGCAGTGTCGGCGCGTCGAGTGTCGCCTTCACGAACCCGTCTGCGTCGATCTGGATGCCAAACGCCATCAGACGAACTCCACCAGCTCGTAGCTCACCGTGTAGTCTTCCGTCGTACCAACCCGTGTGGCGGTCACGGTTGTGGCATTCGTCAGCGTCAGCCGTATGCCGGCGATCGTGCCCGCCGATCCGCCCGTGTCGATCGTCGCGCCCAGATGCGTCAGCCGCGCCTTCGCGGTGTTCACCGACGTCACCGTGGCCGTAGCCGCCGCGTTGCCGGCGGTGATCGTGATCGTCCCGCGCTGAATCAGCCGAACCGGCGAGTAGCGATACTGGATGCGTGCGCCCATCGCTATGCCCCCGTGATCCGGTTGACGTAGCCGTGAATCATCACGACGTTCGCTGAGGCGCAGAAGGCCCGCACGACCACGCCGCCCGTCAGCGGAATGCCCGGCACGACCGGGAAGAGTCCGTCTTCCGGCTGGATCGTCACCTCGATGAGATCATCCGGAGAGCTGACCCCGCCGAACTCAATCGTCAGCTTCCGCGCGGAGGTATCGGAGTTCACCGCCCACAGCCAGACTTCATCCTTGGCCGTCGAGTCTGCCGTGTGGATCAAGGTGCCCGCGGTGGACGTCTGCACGACCTTAATCCCGAGCCCGTTGGTCGAGCCTGACAACAGTTGCTTCGTATAGACCGCCATTAGCTGAAGACCTCCGTCGCCAAGATGCCGTCATCCGCGGAATTCAGGAACGGCGCCGTGGGCACGATGATGAGTGACGTCGTGGAATCCGCGATGCCCACCGCACGCGCGAACGCGGGAGGCGTCGCCGTCAACGCGCCAGCCGTGGCCGAAATGAAATAGGTCTGCCCAGCCGTCAAGCCCGAAAGGCCCGTCACCCGACCTGCGCGCCGCACCGAGCCGCTCGAGCCGCTGCTGATGGCTGCCGTCGCGAATCCCACCGCGAGCGCGAGCACCGAGGCGTAGTAGAGATCCGCGTCGCCCTTGTACCAGCGCCCCGCCACGAGGCTTCCGGAGCCATCCGAGAGGTAGACCACCTCGCCAGCCGTCAACGTCACGCCAGCCGTCCCGGTGACGTCCAGATCGATGGTCGTGGGCGGCACCGCGGACACGTTGTCTTGGGTCCAGATGACGGTGCCTGCGCTGTTCTTGCAGATGACTTTGTAACTGACACCAGGCACCAGAAAGATCGCGACCTCCACCGAGCTGACTTCTGGCCGCCCGGCCGAGTTCAGCGTGATAGTCGTGGGGTTGGCGACGCCCAGACCGACATCGGAGTAAGTCGCGACAGGCGTAGAGGTTCCGGCGAGATAGGTTTCGAGCGAACCGCTACTGAGCGGGTCGCCGTTGCCGTCGAACCACTGTTGCCGAAAGAACGGAGCCAAGGTCCCAGGCATCGTCTAGTTCCTGCTACACTGATCGGTTATGACCGTGGCCCGTCGTGCGTGGACCGTCTGTAAATGGTTCCTCATCGGCTACCTGTGTCTCGCTCTCTTCTACGCCTACACCCAAAACATCTACGCGCCCGCGTGGCTCAATGCGTTTGGGGATGCGATCTACGACGCCATCCCCGGTGACTAATGCGACGCCTGCGGCGCCGGCATTGAGCCGCCCACCTTCGACCCGAGAAACGCCGTAATCCGCGTGAGCACGTTCGTCGCCTGCTGCGTGTTCCCTGACGACAGCGCATCGGCGAGCTGATTCCGCAGCCGCGCATCAATCAGCCGCCAGCGCGGAGACGTGAACGCCCGCCGCGCCATCTCCGCGAGTTGCCCGACCACCACGGCGCCGCCAACCGCACCCATCGGCCCACCAGATGACCCGGCTATCCCGCCCACAACCTGCCCTGCGCCTTTCGTGGCGATCGAGCCGATGCCCTTCCCCTGCGGTTGCGTGCGCTGCTGCGTCTGCGTCAGCACGTCCTCGAGTTGTTTCCAAAAGGCGTACTCTTTGTTGACCGCGGCCAGGTCTGGCGCTTCGACTTCCAGCAGCTTACGAATCGCGCCGCTCGCTTCGCGCTTCGCCCATGCCTCGGTCGTGTCCTTCAGGGGCACGCCGATCGCGCCCGGCGCTCGATGAGAGAACCCGCCAGCCTGATCCACAACCTTGTCCCACGCGCGCCGCACGGCCACGAGTTGGTCAACGGACGCGTTCGGGCCGAGGTCGCCGACAATCTTCTGCAACTTTTCCAGTTGCTTGATGGACCGTGGCTCGAACACGACCACGGTGCCGTCGAGCGCGGTCGTACGGAACGCGTCCTTCGCACTCTCCAATGCGTCGATCACGGGTTTCGGATCCACGCCACGTGCCCCGACGCGCATCAAGGCGTCGTCAATCTCATCGCCCACGAGTGAGGCCGTCTCTGTCGCCTGCGCCAAGAGTGACTCGCGACTTCCGCCAAGGCCACGCTTGAGGATCTGCGGCGCGAGGCGATTCGCCATCGCCTTGTATCGTTCTTTCGTCGCGCCGAGGGCTTTCGTGACCTGTTCCTCAGCCCCGACACGCAAGGCCTTCGGCACCGACGTCAGCACCTTGCCCAATACCGGCCCGAGCGCCGCGGTCGCCGCAGCGGTCGCCGGATTCCCGCCCTGCACCGTCGCCACGCCCGCCGAACCGGCAGCCTCCATCGCGGCCTTCGCCAGCGTCGGCGCCGTCGCAAGTCGAGGCACCTTCGAGATCGCGGCGCTGGGGACGAAGAACTCGGCCATCTGCTCGAGGGCCTGTCCCGCGCGCTCCGCGTCGTTCTTCGGCTGCAGGAACGCCGGATCTTCCGGCAGTGGACTTGCGCCTGGCGCGGGCTTCGTCATGAGCCGCGCGGCGTTGTAGGCCGACCGCGCGACACCGCTCCGGAGCACGCCTCCGATCGCGAAGTCCTCGACATCGTTGGCGAGTTGCTCCAGGCGATCGGGCTCATGCGATGGGGCCGGCGTTGGCGGCACCTTCTTCGCGCGCTCCTCTTCGACCTTGGCCTTGATGTCCTGCTCCGTGGGCGGCTGCGCGCCGGACCACTGGAAGCGGAACGTCTCGCCCGTGTCGTTGTCGCGCACGGTGTAGGTCTGCTGCGGCATCAGTTCTCCACGCTCACAACGGAGTACTTCCCGCTCGTCGGCTTGCCGAATTCGTAGTCCTCGAAAATCAACTCACGCGGGATGTTGTAGCGATCGGCCGTCTTGCCGATGCGCTCCTTCTGCGCCTTCAGATAGCCGCCGACTTGCGCCGTGATGAGCTCACGCGCGAGCGTGGCGTATTTCTCCTGTTCCGCAAGCGTCAACCCTGAACCGCCTTGCTGGATGCGCTGCAACGCGCCTTGGGCGCGGCTCATCAGCGATTGCATGCCAACGCTTCGCATGGCCTCCGTTTCACGGACCACCGACGTCGGATCGAGGATCTTCTGGAACGTCACCAGCAGCGCCTCTGAGCCCTGCGCAATGTCGCCGCGGCGCGCGGCGTCAAGCGCTGCGTCCATGATTTTTCCCTGCCGATCGAGTTCCGCGACAGGCGCCACGGCACGCTGCCACTGCGTCGAGAGTCGGTTGATGACGTTGGCCTCCATCGACGGAGACATCTGCGTCCCGCCCGTGGACCGATCCGTCGCCCGCTGGTCGCGTAGAATCTTGAGCGCCTGCTTGGCCTGCTCGTCTCCAGCCGCCGCCCGCGCCGCGAGCGACGCCTCGGTCGGGTTCGGATCACGCGAAGGCGCATCAGGCGGCTGCGCGGTCCCCTCCACCACTGACCGCGTCGCCGTGTCGAACACACCACCAGCGCCGAGATTCAGGTATTGCCCGCGCTCTGGCGGCTTCGTGACGCGCGCCTGGTGGGCTTCATCGGGACTGTTTTTCAAGAAGTGATCGATGATGCCCGGCACGGACTTGGGATCCTGCTGGATGCGTGCGCGGATGCCCTCGAGAGCCCGCTCGTCGAAGCCCATGCGGATCATCTCGTCGAGGCCCGCCATCGCCGCGTCCGGTGAGTCTCCGAAGTCCCGCACCGCCGCCGCCACCGTGCCCCAGAGGCGATTCTTCGCGGCATCGACCGAGGCGAAGTGCTCCTGCGCTTTGGCGTAGCCCTCCGGATCGCGCTCAAGTTGCTTCAGGATCTCCGCGCGTGTCCCACCGCTCCGCATGATCCCGCGGCGCCGGAGATCATCCGCCTGCGTCTGCTCCGCGGCCTGCCCACTGCGCGTCGCCGCGTCGATCTGGAGTTGTCGCAGTGTGCCTTCCTGCGCTGCCGCCGCCGCGTCGCGTTCGTCGATCTGCCCCTGCCGATAGCGGTCCATCCCCTGCAAGGCGAGTTGCCCCAAGGACCGCGCCGCTTCCTGCTTCCCCGCGCTCTCCTGCGAAAGCCCGCGCGCCTGGATGTCGCCACGACGCAGCAGGAGATCCACGAGCCGGTGGGCCGGCTCAAGGTCATACGCACGGCGGGCGTAGGGGATCGCCATTTACCGTCGCCCCACGTCCGGTGGGCCATCCTGCCCGGCGTTGTAGATCGTGGTCGCGCTCGGGTTGTTGTACGTCCACTCGTCCCAGAACCGCTGCCACTCGAGATCGGCCGCGCGCTGGTTCGCTTGCTGCAGGAACATCCATTCGTTGAACCGCGGGCGGTAGTTCTCCTGCGCTTCGCGGAACATCCGGTCATAGACGTTGCTGTATTCCTGGCTCGCGAAGTTCTGGTTGAAGCCGAGGATGTCTTTCAGCGTGCCGCCGGTGCGCAGCAGGCCTCGCGCGGCGGCGCTCTGCTCAATGCCCTTTTGTCCCAGGCCTCGGCGAAAGTCGAAACTGGGATCGGCTTCGACATCCGCGCCCGTGGGACGGCGGAACTCGAACGAGGGTGCGGCACCGAAGCTGTAGTTGGGACGGAATGGGCCTGGATAGCGCGTGAGCCCGCCTTCGTCGCCCGCGCTGTATGGAGAGTCGCCGCCGCTACCGAAGACCCTGGCCTGCCCAGGTGGCACATCGCCAGTATTCGGCGACGGCGCGTACGTGTCATCGCGTTCGTCCACCCACTCACCACGAAGCGGATCCCAGACCATCATGTTAGTAGCCTCCCAAGCGGCTGAGTCGTCCCGGTGCCTTCGGCGCCGATGGGCCAGTCGGCCCCAGCATGCCGCTCAGGCGCTGACCAGACGAGCCGCGCGGGCGCCCCATGCGGGCGTCCAGAATCGACGACGCGGCATCCCGGTAGGGCTGGCGCTGCTGCTCGTAGGCCTCCCACTGCGCGCGGCGCTCGGCCTCTTCCTGTTCGTGCTCGAGCTGCCGCTGGCGCTCCAGTTCCTTCGCGAAGTTCAGCGCGTCATCGTTCGCGGTGATCTGCGCCTGCAAGGCTCGCCGGTTCGCTTTGTCCTGCAGCGCGGCGCTGTACATCGAGCCAAACCCAGGAATCAACTGCAGTGCGGCTTGTTGCCCCATCGCGCTACCCTTTCACTGGCACCGTAAACAAATCGCCCGCCACGCGCACGGCCCCGAGATGCCGCAACACCGCGCGCATGCGGTCATCGACCGCGCTCCCCACAACCGCCTTCACGCCGAAATGCACCACCGCCGCGCGCTGCACAGCCGCCCACAACTGCTGCACGACGCCACGCCCGCGATGGTCCGGCCGCACCCACACGCACTCGGCATGCAGGACCGGCTGGAGAATCTGGCACCCCACGATCTCGCCGGCGTCCTCGATGACCACCACCTTCGCCTCTTCCGTCAGATGCGGCCACACGCCATCCGCTTCCGTCCCGGCCAGCCGGTGATACTCGTTCGGCTCGAGAATCCGCGCCGTCATACGTTCACGCTCTCCACGACCACCGTGAGCCGATACTGCATCGACGTCGCGCCCACACTCCCGTAGGTCGTGGCATATGTGAGCGACGCGGCGTGGTCGATGTCGATCAGCACCGACCCGGACTGCGTCGTCGTCACCGTGTTCCCCGTGATCGCCGCACCGGACGACGTCAACGCCTGTGACGATTCCGTCCAGCCAATCGTCACGGTCAGCGTGCTCGAGACGGTGCCCGCTCGCGTGATGCGGGCATACCAGCTCACGCGATACGTCCCCGCCGACAAGGCATTCCCCAGCGGCGTCGCCACGATGCTGGCGCTCTGGTCTTGGACCGTTGTCGAATCCACCCGCTCTGGCGTCGCGTCGATGGCCTGCACCAGCGCCGCGAGCCAATCAATCCACGGCTGCGTGATGACGTTGGTTTGCTGAACCGCAATCGGGTCGCGAATCGGCGCCGGGGCGAATGTCAACGGCATCAGGCCGCCCGCTCCATCGGCGTCCCGCGATACTGCGCCCCGACCAACCGCCACGGCACCGGATCGGTCACCACGAGTTCAGGCACCCAATAGCGCCCGCTCCCGCAGCGATGCCACCGCATGCGCGCCGTGTAGTTCCCGAGTTCGCCGGCACTGCGTGAGCGTTCCGCGCCCCACGTCTTCCCGCCATTGACACTCACCCGCAAGGCCATCTGTGGATCGCTGCCCTGTCCGGTCGCCAGCCCAAGCCCCGGCTCCGCGAAGACTTCGAACTCCGCGACGAACACGCGGCGATTCCCTGACCATACGCCCTGCGGCCGTCGCACGCGCCGCAAGGGGCGCTCATCGGCGTCGAAGCCGAGGTCCGCATGCAGCCGCAGGACGTCGCCCGTCGTGCGGTCGAGCGCGAGATGCTGCCCGAAGACAAACAGGTGGTACAGCGGCCGCCACGCGTCGAAGCGGTTTTCCTCCGACAGCCACGTCCCGCGATCCGTCCAGCGCATCGACGCCGGAATCTGCATGATCTGCGTGGCGTCGTAGCAGAGCGTTCGGCCCACCGTGGGCAACGTCAGCAGGTAGAACGTGTGCCCGAGGTCTTCGTAGACGTCCCCGATCGCGTCCTCGATCCGCGTTTCCTCTTCGACAGCAATGTGCGCCGCGAACGTGCTCACGACTTCCGGCGAGAATCCGGAGGTCCGCAGAATCGCGCCGTTGCCTTCCGTGGTCTGCGACAGCCACATCAACGTCCCAGACACGACCTGCACCGAGAACGGCGCAATACAGCCGTAGGGCACAAGGCCAGAGGGATGCGGGACGAAGGGATCGTTGAGCGAGCCCTGGTTGTACCAAACCTCAGTCGTCTCCGTGCCGAAGTGCCACAGGTAGCGATCGAGGACCGCAATCGCGACCCACGGATCCGAGGCGATCGACCGCTGGTGGAACTCCGTGCCGTCCCACGACGTGCCATCGAGCAGCGCCGAGCGATAGACCGTGCTCGTATTCGTATCCAGCGCCAGGAAGTAGCCATCGAGATGCACCACCATCGTGGTGGCACTCGTCCGCACCGTCGAGAAGACGCCGGAATCGAGGTCGTAGAGATAGCCCTTGTCGCCCGAGGCGACGAGCACCTGGCCGCCGCCGTCGCCATTCCACGCCAGCGTCGCCGGATGGCTGTCTACGGCGACGGCGCCGATCACCGTCAGGCCATACACCGAGGACAGCTCGCCGAACAGCGTCCCGATGACGCAGAACGCCCGTTCGGTGCCCTGGTGCACCAACTTGAGACTGCCGCGCCCTGGAGACGACGTCGCCTCAGCGACAGACTCCATGCCCGGCGAGGGATAGAGCGCGAGCGGGAACGGCGAGGTCGCCGAGTCCATGCGTTCGACGTAGTAATTGACCGTACGCTCCCCGCTCGCCCATTCGCTGTGGGCGACTGACGATCCGCCGATGAAGCCTGGATAGGTCGGCATCAGCGGCGCCACTGGTCCGTGTTGATGTCCCAGCGTCCACCCGAGGACGTGGACAACGCCGGGTCGCCCTTCAAGATGAGCGGCCGGTAGTTGTCGCTAAGCACTTGCGCCTTGCTATCCATCGCCGCGCGCAACAGCGACGGTGAGGGCTCGCGCTCGAACGCCGGCGCGAGTTCAACGGCCAGATTCGTCCGGAAGAAGCGCGCGTAACCCGTGGCCGGCGTGAACGTGTCGGTGAGCGCAGAAATCTGCGTGAGCTGCGCCAGCGTGTAGATCACGCCCGTCAGCGTGGACGTGCCGTCCGGAATCGGCCACGGAATGATCGTGCCGGTCGGGCTCGTGGGCCGGTAGTAGAAGCCATACGGAACAGAGTTGGTCTGCGCCTTCATCGCGATCTCGGCGAAGGCCTCATCGGTGAAGTTCTCGACCAGATACTCCGCGTCCGGATCCTGCGCCGTGTCGATGTAGCCGATGGCGGTGATGGCGTTCCGGCTCGCCGGCCGCGCCACGACAATCGTCCCAGCCGCGCCGATGGTGTAACTGCTCGCCGTCGTCAGCGTCCACGTGGTGCGCGCGATGTAGGGGATCGCGAGATGGTCATGCTGCAGGCTGTCGAGCCAGTCGTTCGCACGCAGGCGGGCGAGTTCCGAGTCTTCCGCGCTCGGCGCAGAGGCCGCATCGACCACGCCGAGATCCTGCAGCGCCGCCTTGATCGCATCGCCGAAGGTCGCCATTAGGCATCCCCCAGTGACGGCGTGCGCAACCGTCTCGGTTTCATCGCGGGTGCAACTGGAGGCGCCGTCTCAGGCTCAGGGGGAGGCGTCAGGAACGCCGCGGGCGTGTCAGCCCAGTCCTGCTCGTCGAGCGCCGCCAGTTCCGCCAGCGTGGTCACGAGCCGCGATTCTCCGGCGCGGGAGTACATCCACGTCGGAGCGTGGCTCGGCTTCATACGTCCCGCTCTTTCTTGCCAGGGAGCCACGTCCACATCACATGCAGCCGCTCTCCGCCTGTACTGAAACCACCCCGATGAATCCCGCCGGTATCGACCAGAAACGCCGTCCCAGACGGCCCCACGCACGCGTGCGCCTCGAACGTCGCATCAGGCGCGGCATAGCTGCGCGCCGGACACGCGCCACGCCTGAAATTCGAGCCCAGCACGTACTCGAACGGCCCGCACTGCGCATCCACGTCCGACACGTACAGAAACGCCTTGAACACGCGCGTGGCTTCCACGTCCCGATGCCATTTCTGCGAGCGCCGCCGGACCCCACTGATTGCGGGACGTGTGTGATAGGCATCCGTCCGCATCAGGTACGCCGGCCCGCCGATGTAGGCCTCGGCCATCGGCTGAATCACGCGCGCACACTCGGCCATCGCGTCGGCGCCCTGCGCGGTCGGCTCGAGCTGCCGCAGGAACACTTTGCGCGAGAAGCCCTTGACCTCCCGCCAGCGTTCCGTCTCGGCGGCCTCGCGGACATCCGCCATGACGCAGGCCACGGCCTCGGCAGGCCACAGCGCCGCGGCTGTGGTTTCCGCCAGGCCGACCTCGCGCACGCGGTTAACGAGCTCCATCAATGCGTCACCGACTCCCGCGCCTTCTTCTCTTCGCCCACCGCGGTGATCGCCTTCATGACCGCGACCTTCCCGCCTTCGACGTAGTCGCGCCAGAACTTCTCGACCGGGTTGTCCGAGGGAATGTCGTACGGCTCCCCGCGGACCACGCGATCGAGCGGCGCGACGTACTCAAGCCACAGCCGCGCCGCCTGCTTCGTCGCTACGAACAAAAACATCTCCGTGGTCACGTACTTCGCCGTGACCAGCATCGCCAGATGGTTGAACCAGCCCGTCGCATTGAGCCGGTGCGTCTGCACCACCGACTCCGGCAGATTGGCCTCGCCCTTCTTCACCGCACGCAGGGCTTTGAGGGCTGGCACCGTCAGGTAGTGGTAGTCCTTGAGTAACGAGTAGGCGAGCTGGGCCTCGTTGTAGTCGGGCACGGGCGTCCTCCGGCATGTTCGCGATCGCGTGAATCTGGGCAACTTCGAACTCGATCGCGTCGCGATGTTCCTGCTCGATGAGTTCGATCGGCATCTTGCTGTCGTCGCCGAACTTCGCCGCCGCTTCCGCGTTGCGGGGATCCAGCGAGAGGCGGAGATCCCGTGCCGCGCGGGCCATCTCCGGATCGTTGACGGCGATCAGCGTGTGCTTCGAGAACGCGTGCTGCTTCAGTTCCTTGTACTTGGCCTTCAGCGCCGCGTACTTCTCAGGTGTCGAGTGCGTGTCGTAGGCGTAATCGCCGCACAACGCCACCGTGAGCCGCCGCTGCTCCCAATCCGCCTGCATCTGCGCGTTCTTCAGGAGCGTCGAGTTCGGCGGCAGGACGATCTGCACGCCCTTCCCCGCAGCAAGCCCGATCCAGAACACGGTCATCGGCCGCTGGTCGAAGTACTCGATGTCCCAGTACTCGCAGCCCCAGAACCCGAGATGCGTCACGCCCTGCAACAACGCCCAGCCGATAAACTGCGCCGTCATCGAGCCGAACTCGTACGGATACTGCTGCTTGATCTGCTCCCGCGGGAACTTCATCGACGTCGGAATGTCTTTCACGACGTCCTGCATGAACACCGGAATGCGCGACCGTCGCAGATAGTCGTAGTAATCGACGAAGCCGTTCTTGCGGCCTTCGGTGTAGCAATGCGCTGGGTGGGTATCGATGATGGCGTCCAGCCGATCGGCCGGGAACGCATTCACCGCGCTGCTGTTGCCGACGAAGATCCACTCGGGGTCATCGACCGGGGCATACTTCAGCGTGCCCGGCGCGGTGCCGATGATGCCAATCTTCCGCGTGCGGCCTGGTCCTAGCGCATCGGGTCGAGCGATGGCCTGTCGCGGCGCCCCCGGCAGTCGAATCATGCATCCTCGAAACACCGGAGGCAGGATCGCTCCTGCCCCCGGTTCGGTGTGTTACACGTTGGACGAGAACGCCTTCGCCACGCCGTTGACCCACGGATGATCCATGTAGACCGTGCCGTAGTCGGTAGCGCTCGACGGCGCACTGATACACGACGCGCGCTCGATGATGTTGCCGCCATCCGTCGTGAGGATGTCGGCAATCGCCGCGCCCGCAATCAGGTCACACGCCGTAGTGACCGCGGACGTGAACTGCGCGCTGGTGAACTGCCCTGCCACGAGGACCCAGCCGGTCAAATCGGAGGCGCCGATCGTCTCGATGACCACGCCGACGCGACCCTTCGACGTGGACGCCAGCGGGGTGGCCGCTCCGGCCCCCGAGATGACCACCCACGCCCCGATCGCCATCGCCGCGCTGTAATCCACCAGCACGTACTCGTAGCCCGTGGCCGGGTCCACCTGTGTGCCGTTGAGCGGCAGGACGTAATCGGGCAACACGCCCGCATTGCCTGCCAGCGCGACGCGGTTCTGGTGCCACGGCCCGCGCGTGAAGTCGAAATTGGCCCGCGTGCCGATGTACACCGTTGCCCCAGACGCCCACGCGTGCGCCTGCGTGCCCGCAAACCCGCGCGCCACCTCGACGAAGCCCGACGCCGGCACACTGAGCACCGCCATCGCTTCGTTGCCGACAATCAGCACCGACTGCGGCGTGGTCAGCGAGCCGAGCCCGTTGATCCCCGACGTCGAGCCGACCTGAAACCGGGTCTGGCTGTTGTCAACAGCCGCCGAGGTCGTAGTCGTTGACAGTGAAGTAATCGGCATGACTACGCTCCCTGGACGCGCAGGGCGCCCCACTCCGGCCGGATCAGATTCCAGCCGTAGAAGATGTCGAGACGCGCGAGGTTCTGGTCGTCTCTGATGTCGAAGCTCTTGGTGAGCCGCATCGAGATGCCCGCCTCTGCGTCTCGCGCGAACACGCACACGGGCGCGTCCACGGTTTCCGCGTCCGCCATGCACAGGACCACTGTGCCGGGCGCGAAGATGAGGCCCTGTTTGCTCGCGGTCGCGGCCAGGGTGCCGTTGGACGGGTTCGCCGCCCACACCGTGATCGCCGCGTTGTCGGCCGGCAGCGCGTTGACGTTCTGCTGCGGACCTGACGCGTAGACCGCCGGAGAGAACGCCAAGGTCGGCGTCGCCCCGCTCGCTGCCGCGATCAGCGTGAACTGCCGCAGTCGCCCCGTGCTCGCGAAGTTGGCAGAGTTCACTTCGTAGACGCCGGCGAACGTGAAGATGTCGCCCTCGACGAGCGCCGTATCCGCGTTGAAGCCGTCCGTCACGACCGACGCCGCGCCTTCCGCGACGCCACCGGCCACGTTGACCAGCGGCGTGGACGAGCCGAAACTGCCCGTGGTGTGAATCGCGACGTTCGGTGAGGCCGCCCACCGCTCGACGCCCAGCGCCATCGGCCCCAGGAACTTGCCATTCTTCGGCTTGAACGACTCAGACGAGCCGAAGCCGGGGTTGGCGTTGCCCTTCTGTGCGTCAGCCAGCACCGCCGCCTGGTCCGACGACAGCACCGCGGTCAGGTCATTCGCGCTGCCCATCATGTCGTTGAGCTTCGCGACGCCCTGCGAGTAGGTCAGGTTTGCGGTCGGTGAGGTCGCCAGCGTGCCAATCGAGTTCGGGATGCGCTTGTAGAGCGTCGAGAACCCATCGGCTTCCATCTTCTGCACGATGTGATTCACGACCGGGTTGATGACGGTGCGGCGGATCTCGGACTTCTCAAGCGACAGCACGTAGCTGGAGAGCTGTACGCCCGAGTTGTACTGCTTGCTGATCGTCAGCGGCGTGGTCTGATCGATGACGTTCTGGACGGCCAGCGACGCGCCGAACGCGCCACGCGGGCGGAACGGCAGACGTGCCTGGATCTGCGCCCCGACATGCGCGCCCTTGACCATAAACTGGTCGTCATAGGAGCGATCGGCGGCGTCCGTCAGAATCGTGCGGTTACGAAACTCCCGCGCGATGTCATTGATCACCCACTGTGGGGTAATCGGACTATTCATGGCTTATTCCCTGTAGCCCTGCCGCCGACGCTCCGCGATGTCCGCTTCCTCGATCCGGATGTGATCCTTGAGCGAGGTTCCGGGCTTGTTGGTATCGACGGTGGAGGCTGACGCGCCTGCGCCCACAGGCTTCGAGAGCGGGGCCGGCGCACGGGTCAATGGTGGCGGCGCCTTCGCAGGCGCCAGGATGTCGGACTCGATCGCCGAAAGCGTGCGGAACACGTCCGAGAACGAGGCGCGACTAACCGCCGTCAGTTTCTCTGTGTCCTTCCCGAGCCGGTAGACGAGGTCATCGCCCGCTTTCGACGTGGCGATGAAATCGGAGACGGCTTGGGCACGCGGGTTCTCGCGGAACGCGTCAAGTACCACGTCCACGACGGCGTCGAAGTCGGCGTACTTGCCTTGCCCCTTCTCCTGCATCTGATCGAGGGCTGACGCCCGTTCGGTCAGGTGCCGAGTCGTGGCCTCCCGGCGCTCGCCAACCGCGCGCCGAGACTCTTTCCACACATCCCGCGCGTCGTCGCGTTCGTCCATCCACGCCGAGAAGGGCTTGCTGGCGTTGTCGCCGTGCTGCGCCCACACGTCGTAGTCAGGGAACGAGAACCGCTCGGAGGTGGCCGTACCAGCAGGCAGAGGCCCGGCTGCTGTGCGGGGCTGAGCGGGGCGCGACTCCCGATCCCATTCACTGCGCAACTGTCTGCCACGGGCGAGTTCGCGGGCGAGGTCATCGTTCTCCTCGCGCTTGCGTTTCACTCGTTCGTCGTAGCGATTCTTGCGAAGCGTCTTCGCTGCGGCCGTCAGCTCCGCGTCCGGCTTCGCGCTATTCGCTTCGTCCTCGGCGCTCGCTTCAACCGGCGTCTCCGGCGCGGGCGTAGGCGTCTCGACCGCCGGCACCTCGGGAGGCGCAGCAGGAGACTCCACAGCGGCCTCTTCGGCCGCAATGTGCGCTTTGAGTGACGTATCGACTGCGACTGCTGTTGCCATAAGTACAAACAAAAAGGCCGGCCCCAGAGCGATGCTCTGAGAACCGGCCTTGTGCAATTCACCGCGCCGCGAGGCGTGGTCTTGTCTTGAGGCTATTCAGTTAATTCGGGGAAGGCTGGTTAACGCGCGCTGCGTCCCGCGCCCAGCCTGCCCCTTTGTCGGGCACCCGCAGACGTTGGGCGTACCCGATTTAATCTCCTCGTCCGCGCCCGCAACCGCGCGAGCGTACCGATGATGTCAAGTCTACGCGCCTGCTTTCATGCGCGTCAAGCGAATCCTATCAGGTGGCCTCGGCATCTCCACCTCGTTCGGCACGCCCTCCCCGAACTGCACGACCACGGGTCCGGTGTACTTGCGCGCGTGCAGCTCTGACAGCCACTCAGCGAACGTCAACAGTCTCGACGTCCGCCCTTGCCGGTCTTCTTCTTGCCCATGCAGGCCTCCCATGCTCAGTCGTCGTCACCGACCACTTCGGTCAGGATCGCCACAGCCTCGTCAATCTGGTCCAGCAGCACCGCGGCGTCTGCCGGCTGGCGCAGAATCTCGAGCGCCCGTTGCACGCGCGCCAGCACCGACTCGAGGTGCCGCACGGATTCCTCGAGCAGCTCGCGGTCGGTTATCGTCCGATCAGCAGCCATCGCATGCGCTCCAGTAGTCCACGCGTCAGCAAGGCATCCAGTCGCCGATTCACTTCCGCAATCAGCGCGCGATCGAACACCGCGTTCTTCTCGAGCGCCGCGAGCGCCTCGCCGGTCGCGTGGTCGTGAACCAGCATGCGCCGACGCATCTCGCGGCCGGAGACTTTCGCGTTGATGCTCACTCGTGCCTCCCAATGGCAACGCTCGTTTGCAGCGCCTGCCGAAAGGCGTTCGCTGGCCCACATCCCCACGCGCGGGCCGTTACCGCCCGGACTTGGTCGCGCGTCGGAAGCTTATGAGCGCCCCAGATGCGCTCAACGCGGCCCTTGGGATAATCATGTGCGCTCCACCCGTCATCAATCGATGTGAACCTTGGCCGCCTCACGCCCCAGACCCGTTCGGCCTCGGCTGCGCCTTCAACTGTTGCATGGCCGCGTCCGCCTGCTGTGCGCCTTCCTCCAGCGCGTATTCGTGCCCCTGTGCCGCTTGGTCCTGCGCGTGCTGCGCGTCCACTTCCGACTGCGTATAGGCCAGCGCGGCGTTCCGGTCCAGTTGCCGCTCGGCCTGCCGCGCCGTGCGCTCCGCCATCCCGATGTCATGCGCGCGTCCGCGCTCGGCCTCGCCGAACTCGAAGTCACGCCCCTCGCGGTCGCTGACCCGTTGCGTGCTCGCCTGGAACAGCGTCTTGGCCCGCTCCGCTTCCAGCTTCATCTGCTGAATCGCGATCTCGGCGTCCAGCTTCATCTTCTCCAGCGTGACCTTGGCCTCGTTGTTCATGCGGGCCACTTCGATCGACGCCTGCTGCTTGACCTGATCAGTCTCGATGATCTGGCTCGCCTGCATCAACTGCTGCTTGAGTGCCGCGTTCTCTTGCGCCAAGGCCCGCGGATCGACGTCGCCTTGTGACTCCGGATCCCACTTGGCCGCGAGTTCCTGCATCCCGGCGCCGTCCATGTTCTTGACCAGCGCCACCGTCGCGTCCTGCTGCATCTTCGGATCCTGCAGCCGCGGGATCAAGTCCACCAGCGTGTCTACCGTCTCCTGTCGGGCCGTGTCGTGGCGCTTGCCCGCACTCACCGCGACGTCGAAGTCGTCCGGCTCGCCGGAGAGGTCCATCATCTCGGTAATGGATTGCGTCAGCATCCCTTGCGCGGCTTGCTCCTGCTCCGGCCCGAGATACGTGACCACCGCGGATTCTTTCTCGTCCGCGCCGACAATCCGGAGAATCTGCGGCGTGTCGTAAATCTCGCGCGCCTGGCCCATGATGATCTTGGCGGTCAGCACGATCCCGTCGCCCAGGTTCTCCATGTAGTCGGAGGTCCCGAGTTCCTGCTGCTGCCGGCGGAAGTTGTACGCTCGACCCGACAAGCGCCCCTGTTCGGCCGCGCTCTCGTTGCTGAAGACGTCCTGCTGCCCGGCGATGGTGCGGACGTGATTCTGCATCCGCTGCGCCGCGAGCGTGATGTGCGAGACGTCCACGCCGGCCGGCACACGGATCGGGGGCGGCAGCGCGGCGCCGTTGACCGTCTGCGCCTTGTAGGGCAGCACCGCATACGACACGCGATTGCTCGTCTGCCAAATCTCGGCGAAGTCCGCGATCTGCGTCCACTCCGCAAGCCAGGGCGCCGTCTTCGCGTTCCCGATCGCCTCCATGAGCGAGGATTCGCAGAAGTCCTCCATGCGGTTGGCGTCCTTCGCCATCCGGACCATGCCGCGGTAGTCCACCTTGCCGTCGATGTTCCGCCGTTCGCCGTAAATCTGCACGACAGGGATCAACTCACCAGGGATCCGCTTCTCTTCGAGCTTCTCGCCCATCCCGTTGAGGATGCAGCACTGCACGCGATCCGTCGTGACGTCCCGCTTCATGTGGATCGACACGCCGTCCGGCAACGCCGGCACCTTCGCGAACTTGCCCTTCTCGCGGCCTGCCGTCGTCGGCACTTCGTCCGCCCAGACTTCCTCGCCCGTGCTCAGGAGCCACTTCTCGCGCGTCTCCGGCTCGAGGTAGTAGTACTCCGCGACGCGGCAATGCTTCGACGTGATCCACTCCGGCGGGCTGTCCCCGACGCTCTGCCACGCCTTCGTCGCAATCGCCTCCGACAACTTCGACTCGCCGTAGAGCGCGATGTAGTCCTCGTGCGTGTAGTCACACCAGACGATCGCCCATCGCTTGTCGGAGCCGTCGAGCTTCTTGGTCGTCGGGTCGCAGTAGACCGTGTGCTGGTTGTCGATCTCGTGGATGCGGATGTCCTGCTTGAACCCTGAGCCCACCCACTGCGACAGCACCTTCCAGAACCCGCGGCCCATCTTGACCTGATGCTGGCCGGCCCACGTATAGGCACGTCCAGCGCCAGATAGCCGCTCAATGCGCCGGATGATGCCTTGCCAGTATTCCGCCTTCTTCGGGTCGGTGCCGTGGCCCACCGGGCTGATCGTGATGCCCGGCCGCGCCATCCGCTGCTGGTTCATCACCAGCTTGATCGGGCCAGAGGTCAGGTCAATCGTCAGCGCCGGCTTGCCGTCGCGCTCGCGGTCGCTCTTGACCTTGGCGTCCCAATGCTCACCGGCTTCGAATTTGAGGTCCTCGAGTTCGCGCTCGCGCTGCTCCTGCTCGGCGTCGCGGGCGAGCTTCCACCGGGCCTTGAACGTGTCGAAGAAGGTATCGTTAGACGCCATGAGCCGCTCGATGTGAGGCTTTCAGGTGCCCGCAGTTCGCGCACCGATACTGGTCCACCCGCAGATCCCAATGCCCACGCACGAAGTAGCGGCAGACGAGCGGCTTCGGCTCCATTACATCCCCATAAACGCCGTGTGGCCGGTATGCACGGCTTTCGGCTGGAAGGGTGTCACCATCGCATCGCTGGGCACCTGGTGCCGCACCGCGAGCCCACGGAAGGCGTCGGCGCCGTGACTCGCCCAGTTATGCACTGGCTGACTTCGAAACTGGTCGTGGCGCTGGTCGTACGACTTTCGATATTGCCGGAGCGCATCCACGCCGCGCTTGCATTTCTCAGCATCGAACCAGCACCGTCGAAGAATGCTTCGCGCGGCGTTGATGCCGTCAGCCAGGTCCATCGTTGGTAACACGGGATGCTCGAACATCAATCCCAAACTCGCCGCCGTCTCCTTGCGGCTCTTGCCAGTCCCTAACTCGCGTACAGCGATGTCGTGCGGCGGGTAGTGCTTACCGTACACGTATGGCTTCTCACGAAGCAGTTTCACGTAGTGCGGGAACCCCTCGCCCGAGTTCTCCTCATAGTCAATCAACCTGACTTCACCCGACCGCAACGACTGGCTGAACCAAATCGACATATAGTCATCGATCCCGAGGTCCCAATCCGTATCGACAGGCAACGCAGGATCGTAGGGCACGCGCGTAATCCGGCCTTCCGAACGCGCCTGCGCCATCTCCTTGCCGAAGTACGCGCCCTTGACGGCGGCCTCTGCGGACAAGTACCACTCTTGGTCGTACTCGTCCTGCGTCATCAACCCTTGCTCGACGAGCGCGCGATCGTCGGCCATCGCCTGCTCGAGCAACTGCACCGTGATGCCGTCTTCGGTTTTAATGCTGGCGTCCACATCCTGCCAGAGCGCAAACCATGCTTCCGATTTCGACGCCGCCTGGTAGGTGTCGTACAGATGATCCGTGCCCTTAATCGTCCCGAGAAAGATGGCGTACCCCAGATGCTCGGCCAGCGCCTTCGACAAGACCTCAGAGAAGATGTTGCGCGGCTGCTGGGAGTATTCGTCGAACGAGAGGCCCGAGAACGCCGGGCCGCGCAGTGCGTCAGGATCGTCGGCCCCGAACAGTTGGAATTTATTCCCGTTGGGGTACCGAACGAGCAGTTCGCTTTCGTTGAACTTCACACCTTCCACTGCTCTGGCGTAGTGCTTCAACTTGTCCCACACCACGAGCTTCGCCTGCGTGCGCAGGGGCATCACGTGGCCGTAATGTCTACCCCCAGGCGGGCGAATCAGTTCATCGAGGTGACTCGCCGTCAGGTCGGGCCGCAGCGCGAGTAGACGCTTGCGCTCCCAATCATCCGAGAGCGCCGCGCGCTGATGGTGGTTGATAACGCCCGTGGTCTTGCCGGCACGGCGATGGAGGACAAGGGCCGCGAACCGTTTCAGGCTGTCGTGGAGCTTCTTCGCCCAGAGGCGCGGCTTATACGGTATAGGAACGAACCGCGTCTGCTGCTCGCTCACTCTTGCCACCCGTAGGTCACATGTCCGGAGTGCTCGATCTTCTCCATCAGCAGCCCGAAGTGCTTCGCAAGCATCTCCATCGTGCGCGGCTTGTCCCAAATCTTGATCTTGTGGACGGTATCGGTTTGCCCGTCGCCCGCTTTCGCGTTCTTGATGATGACCTCGACGCCGGCAATGCACGCGGCCTGTTCCGCGGTCAACGTGTGCAGTGGGCGCAGGTTGCCGTGCTCGTCGAACAACTGGCGCACGTCCGAGAAGGCGAGGCGGCGCATTTCCTCGAGCACGCGCGCCGCGGTCAGGTCAGTGGATTCGAGCTGCTTAGCACGTTTGGCGTCTACAGCAGCCTTGACGTTAGGCTTCCTTAGCAGCCGCGAGGCCGTGACGTGCGCGGACTTCGGCGCGTAGCCCGCACGTATGGCGGCCTGAAGGCCATTCCCATCAACGAGATACTCGCTGACGAACCGACGTTCTTTCAGGGTGAGCAAGGTTAACAGCGGAGGCTAAGGTCGTCCCGCTGTTAGGTAAGATGCGCGTCCGCGATCAGGAACGCAATGGTCTAGTGCCGAAGATGCGCAGGATACACAGGATGTCTGTTCCCCGTGAAACTATGCGGTGCGCTTCAGCGGGAAGGCGCGACGCGCAGACTCGATCGGGATCCGCCAGTTGCGCCCCACGCGATAGCCGTCCAGGCGTTCGATCATCCGCAGGATGGTGCGCGGGTCGCAGTTCACGTGCGGGAGCCGCGCGAGGTCGCCAGGCGTCACGTAGGGGAAGTCGTAGGCGTCGAGGTCACGTAGCTCGGGGCGCTTCACGGCTTCGGCTCCACCGTGACCGGAGGACCAGGTTCCTGTGCAACCGCCAGTGGGATGCCCCATTTTTTCTTGCCGCAATCGCAGGAAGTGCCCGTCTCCGGCGTCCAATCATCACCGAATTGGTGGGTCCAGACGTGCCCGTTGGCACAGGGAACTTCAGGCGCCGCCATCGCCGCCTCCGATGCATCGTCTTTGGCTTTCCCCTCAGGGTGGGCTCGGGCCGCTACGTCGCCTCCAGCTTCGCGGGCCGCTGGGGACTGGCGTCTCATGGCCTCGTCGTAGCCCGTCATGATGGCGTTGGCGAACCACCCCAGCATCAGGCCCTCATCACCGCCGAAGAGGCGCACAAACTCGGCTGCCCACTTCGCTGCGTCAAGCTCGCCGAGCGGGTAGTGCGGCCCGCGCACGCTACCGGCTGGTTCTTCCATCGCGGTAGGGCTATGGGTCCCTGCTCCCATCGCGTCCACGCGCGCCTGAGACTCTGGTTCTGGCTCTTGCGGTAGTTGGGCGAGGACGGAGGAGAGGTCTATGATCACTTGATCGAGAACCGTCAGGGCGCCTACGGCCTCATGGCCTTTTTTCTTCCCGGCATGCTTCCAGCCTTCACCCTCGACCGTTTCTCGGACGGACAGGTACCGCCGGATCAATTGCTCTAGACGTGCGCGTGTCATCCCCTCGCCTCCACACGAATCGGCCACGGCAGACCAAAATCGCGGCGCTTGATCTTCGCCATCCGTCCGTCAGGATGATGAAAGACGATGCCCTCGAATGGTGACCGCGACAGCCACTCACGCAGCCCGTCGAACGACAAATCAGCCGGGCCGAGTTCCAGCGCCATCACCATCTCGCCGGGCGGAACAACCAACTCCAGCACGTGCCCACGATACCCGTGCGGATTCCCTTGGACCTTCGGGCCGACCAGTTCGTAAATGCCATCACCCTTCGTGGCCAGCGCATCGAACGCTTCGAACGCCCACTTGTCGGCTGGGTTGGCGCGATCGCACGGGACGTAACACGCCTCGTCGTAGTCGCCATTTAAGGGCTTCTGCCGCTTGAGTAGTTGCCCGTTCTCAATCTTGACGTTGGTCCCATCCAGCTTCGCCGTCGCGACGCCTTCGCCATCGAGCACCCATTGACACTCGGTCTTGATCGCGAGCATCACGGGATGGCCCTTCTTTGATTCATCCCTCACGAACATCGTCGGAATCTTCTGCATTTACGGTCGAGCCTCCACACGAATCGGCACGGACAGATAGCCGATGTTGACCTTCGACTGCCGCGCCCGTTCCTCTCGGCAGGTGCGGCACAAACAGGGCTTCGACTGCCGAAATCTCCGAATGAACCGCTGATGACTGATCGGCGCGCCGCACATAATTCGATGCCTGGCGATCGCGACCTGCGCCTGATCCACCCAGGCGCCGTGCCATTGGGCTCCACAGGCGCAGAAAACCTCGAAGGTGGGCATTAGTCCTCCCTCTTCGACGCCTTCAGTGCGTCCTTGATAGCTCGCAACTCATCGCGAATCTCGATGAGCCTGGACTCAAGCGCCACGCCAACCATAATGAATATTCCAACGGCCACGGCAAGAGAAACTAGGACCTCGTTCACTCAGTCCTCCCTCTTCGACGCTCGGGTATGGGCGTGCTGGGCGTTCCGATCCCAGGCGCGCATCAGGCGATCGAGGATTGGCGCCATCAGGTCGCGCACACGCGTGAGGCCTCGAGGACGCGCCTGCTTCGGCAACCACGGATGCACGCTGGCGTGACAGAGCCCGCAGAGTCCGACCAGATTCAAGCCGTGATTCGACCCGCCGTACTGCACCTGAATGACATGGTGCCAATAGATCGCGCGGCCACGATGCCGGCAACAGAAGCACTCAAGGGGAGGGCCCTGAACCTGCACCTCGGCGCGGATACTCGCGCGGTCCCACGCCGCTGGCCTCTGCACGATGACCGCGGCATAGCGCCGCAAGAGATCGCCGCGATCCTCGCCACTGTTCACGAGGCCCCAGAACCGAACCAGCCGTTGCGCTTCGGTCATCGCAGCACCTTCTGTCCTGCGACCTCGCCGAGACGCTGCCGCACATCGGCCGGCAACTGCTCGAGCGTCGGGAAGACCTGCTCGCTCTCGCGCTCGGCCTCGCCTGGCAGGGGCGCCACCGCCTCGAGCAACCCCATCGACTGCAGCTTCGCCTGATGCCGCGCGAGACACGGACACCGCTCCGCTCTCGAGACACCATCGCGCACCACGAACCGCCAGCCCTTCGACATCTCGCAATCGCAGCACGCCTCGTGCGGATGCAGGGCGAGCTGCTGCCGGCGGTGCTTCTCGGCCCTCGCGCGGAGCTCGCCGACCTTCGGAAAGAACGCGAGCGACTCACGGAGCATCGTGGCTACGGCGGCCTCGAGCAGCGCTGGATGCACGTCCCGCATCGCCATGAAGTAGACCTTCCACGTCGGCCGATCGAACTCGGTTCGCATCCCGAGCAGCAGCGGCGAGAGGATCGCGACGAACTCATCGCGCGTCATGGCGGCCTTCCTTCACGAACTCGGCGGCGCTCGTCAGCGTCCTCGAGGTGCGCTCACTCAGCACCGCGGAGGCCGGCGCTTCGTCGTGACGCTGCCGCCACCGGCCTTCACGCAGCCATTTCTCGAGCGTCGGGATCATGCCCTTGACGCGCCATTCGTAGCCCTCCCGTTGGTTGCGCAACCCGGCGCGCATGTCCTCCCAGATGACCGCGTCCTCTCGCGTATCCTCTTCAAATTGCTGGGTAAACGCGCCCTCCGTGAGATGACCGATCGTCAGGCGAGACTTCGGGTAATCGCGGCACAGCTCGCGAAACCACACATCCCGTGGACCGATGGTTTTCCCCGGACCCCTTTCCTTCGAATCAACCACAACTGCAGCTTCAACTACAGGTACAACTACATATGGGTTCACAGGCTGCTGAAGCATACTGCTTGGATCTGGCGAAGCAGACTGCTTGACCACTCTGCTTCGTGCGGATGCTTCGCCGCCACGTTTCGCGTACTCGCGCTTGTCGTCTTTGAGCTTCTGAATGTCGCTGGCCGAGCGGTTGTGCTCGAGGTAGTCGTGGACACGCCAGCCATCAACGAGGCGCTCCCAGAGCCCAGCGCGCACGAGATGCTGGGCGAGCCGGCGCGCGTTCTTGACGCCGAGGAAGTCGATCGCTTCGTCGGGAATGAAGCCGTCCGTGAGGCCTTCCTGGCAGTAGGCGAGGCCGCAGAGCCAGAGCCACGACGGGGCCGGGCCGGCCTGGACGAATTTGCGATTGCGGGGAACCGAGGAATCGACGCGGACGTGGCTCACTTGAGCCTGCCAGTCGATATGCGATACTGTGGGCTATTAGCCATTGCGGCCCTCCTGCGGCTGCAACTGGTCAGGGGCGCTAAGGCGTGCAACCGCCAAGGCGTCCCGACTTTTCTGCTCCGTCCATTCTCGCTCATCACCAGCCCCAAATCAAGAGTTTTGCCGAAGAAATTGCGCTGTCTTCGCCTGCGCTTTGCTCGTCTCTCCGAGCTGTCTACGCCCCGATGTCCAACGGCAAGGCCCCCTGTGCTAATCGCTTCGCCGCGATCTCGCAGTAGCGCTCCTCGATTTCGATGCCGATGGCTTTGCGGTACACGTTCTTCGCCGCCACTAACGTGGTTCCGCTGCCCATGAACGGATCGAGAACTGTCTGCCCAGCCATTGAGAACCTGTTGAGAATTTTCGTCCACAGCCGCAGCGGCTTCGGGCAGACATGCTGGCGCTCGATCTCATCGCGTCTGAACCCAACATCAGCGCCCGAGATCATGAACCGCACCCGCCCGCACACATCACAGGCTTGCTTCGTACAGGCCGCGCTGTTGTCGTCCCAGCCCATTCACAACACCTCGATCAACGGCTGCCGGCACCGATCCGGAAATCGCCAGATCTCGCACGTCGCATTCGGCGGCTTCGGCATCGCCTGCAACGCTTCGCGCTCCACCGCAGACGCGTATCTCGTGCCCGACTTCACGCTGATGAACCGCACCGCCGTGGCATTCCAGCCGATGATGTCTGCCGGCCCCTTGGAGGCCGCTGCACGCGTCGTCAGATAGCCCGCGGCCTCCAAGATGTCCTGCGCCCGGTGCTCAGCCCTGCGGCCTTTACGTGCGCTGTTCATCGGCTCGCCTGGTTCACGGGTGCGCGTCGTCTCATCGGATCCGTCCGTCCTCGTCCTGCGGGAACGCGATCGCTCGAGCCTCTGGGACATGTGGAGAGCACATCTCCTCAGGTCTCGCGAACAACGGTGCCGCGCCTCCGATACGTCGTCGCGCGAGTTCGGCATACTGCGGATTTAGCTCGATGCCGACAAATGACCGCCCTAACTGAATCGCCACCTGTCCGGTGGTGCCGCTGCCCGTGAACGGATCGAGCACGAGATCGCCCACGCGCGAGCCGGCCTTGATGCATCGCTCGGGGATCGCCTCTGGAAAGGTGGCGAAGTGGGCGTCGGGATAGGGCTGCGTCGCAATCAACCAGACTGTCCGCGCATTCGAACCGCCCATTTGCTGCTCAACCTTCGGCATGGCATCCCACCGGTCGTTGAATCCGGCGTGCCGACGTCCGTGGCCGCGCTGCTTATCACGAGCTCGGGCCACAATACGGCGCTTCACGTCGCTCGGGTTCTGCGCGCCTGTCCCGTCGTAGTCCTTCGTCGCCTGCCCCTCGTATGCTTCGTCGAACTGACGAAGCGTCGAGGCCGAGAACGGCGTCCTGATGGCCTCAGCGTCGTAGTAGTACCGCTCCCGCTTCGACAGCAGAAAGATGTACTCGTGCGCCTTGGTCGGCCGATCCGTAACCGACTCCGGCATCGGGTTCGGCTTGGCCCAAATGATGTCGCTCCGCAGATACCAGCCATCCGCCCTGAGCGCGAACGCCACCATCCAGGGAATGCCCGCGAGGTCCTTTGGCTTCACGCCGGCCGGCCGCTGCACCTTCACGTTCCGATTCGCGTGGTCGAGCCGCTTCTGCCCGTTAAATCCAGATCCCTGCTGCGCCAAGTACGAATCCCCCAGGTTGACCCAGATGGTCCCGTCATCCTTGAGCACGCGCCAGACCTCGCGGTAGACGTCCACAATCGCCTCCACGAACGCCTCCGGCGTGGGCTCACGGCCGATCTGCCCCTCGACGCCGTAGTCCCTCAGGCCCCAATACGGCGGCGAGGAGACGCACGTCTGGACACAGCCATCAGGCAACAGCGCGAGCTGCTCCCGGACGTCACCGACCATCAGCCGCCACGTCACCTCGCTCACAGGACCACGCGCTCCGTCTGCGTAATACGGACGGAGACTCACTGATCAGCCTTCCGAAATCGCTTCAAGAGAAACGGTTGCAGTGAGTCCGTCACGTCGTACTTTCTGCCGATGATCAGCCGCGTCTTTTCGCCGATCACCTTGACCTTCGGCGCAAAGTAGAACCTGTCCGTCAGCACCGACCGATACACCACATTTCGCTCGTACACCGCGGTCAGGTTGTTCTTCATGGGTGGCATGACTCTCGTTCTCCAACGCGGTGACTCGGTCGTCCTGCATGACTCTCAGGCCAGCGCATCGCGCAAAATCTTCTTCTTCTGACGTTCTGCTCTCTCCCTCACCGTCCGTAGACAGAAGAGGCTTCGACGTCGAGGATCGCTCTCCCGATCCACTCGACGATGCACGGATCGACGGCGTTACCAATGGCGGCCATACGACGTCGGTCCACCCGTCCGGAAACCCCATGCGCCGTTCCCACTCGGCCGGCGTCATCGTGAGCCCGCGACACCCCGGCCACTTCGCCATCGACGGACACCCCTGGTTCGCGGTTTCGGTCGGAGTAGCCGAGAACCCAGTAGCGCGACCGCCGGTGATCGCGTCCGAAGGCACAAGACGGAATTTCAAGAACTGGCGCGACTTCGTAACCGCGGGCTTCCAGCGCAGATACCAGCGCATCGAGTTCGGAGCGGTCGATCCCAACAGGGTTCTCAGCAAGAAACCAACGCGGCTCGAGGAGGTCACTAACGCGGAGCATGTCAGGCCAGAGCCAGTGAGGATGCGCCGCGCCGTATCGACGTCGATGGGACGCCGAGGAGACGGGTTGGCATGGGGCTCCCCCGCAGAGAACATCGACGCGCTCGAGTTCGCGTCCAACGGTTCGAACATCTTCGTAGCGCCTCACATGTGGCCAGTGCTTCGCCAGCACGGCCCGGCAAAATGGGTCGATCTCAACCTGCCACTTGATCTCGAAGCCGGCGCGCTCGAGCCCAAGATCGAACCCTCCGATACCTGAAAACAACGAACCAGCAGTGAGCCTCATTGTTCATCCCGGCTGTCCCCTCCGCGGCAGGATCTCGAACGGCGTCGTCTTCGCCAGCGCCGTCCAATGAAACCGCAGCGGCTTCCTGGCGTCCGTCCCCTCCACCGCGATCCAGCCGCGCGTGATGAGCTCGTGGGCCTCCGCCGCCACAGTAATAATTCGCTCTGGTCTGCTCACCCACTCCGGCCTGACGCGGCGGCCCTTCAAGTGGTGATGCTCTCTGCGCACGCGTGGATCCACATGCTTCGGCTGCGTGTAGCGACCTGTCACGGCGCAGATACCCGCATCTCTCCGATCCACATCGGCGTAGGCCGCACGTAAGGCGGCCTCGTCTGCGGCGCGTCTTCGTCGGCGAGTGACGGCGCCGGGCTCGAGGTCATGCTTGAACTGCGGCGTCTTCCATGTAGGCGGCCACGTGCTCATGCTGGAAACTCACGCACGCGCAGGTCTTCAGGCCACTCGGATGGATCGCCGCCTTTGCGGTCCTTCAAACGCACGCGGACAGGCGCACCCTGGTAGCCGTCTCTGAAGCCTGAAAGGTCTTCGTCATAGGCGGTATCCATCGGCCAACTGCGCGGTGTGTCACCTTCCCATCCGTCGTCGTTTCGCGTGATGATGTGCGAACCCAACTGTTTGACGAAGACCTTTGTGGTCTTCGAGGCCTTGCACGGTCCAACGATGTTCCTGAACCAATGCGGGCGACACACGCGCGCTCCCGGACCGCTTTCCCCGCTGCAGATGACCCAGTCGATCACCGGCTTCGGTTTCACAGGAGACCACTTCCACCAGTGCAGCGACGGTGACCAGTCAGCTTCAATCCACGGACAGATATTCAGGTGATCTAGCAACGGCTCCGCGCTGATAAACCTAATCGCCGCCGGCGTCTGCAGCAGCAGCGGGATCCGCTCGTCCGCGTATTGCTGGTTCTCCACGGAGACACCGAGCCACACGTTCGGGAGAGGTAAATCAACCCTTGGTGAATGAAAGAAGTCCCATGCTTCGCCGGTAATCTCAAACTTGGCAACAGTGATGTCGTCAGCCTCGCTCGCCTTGGTCAGATAGTCATGCATCCGATCTGCGCGCTTCGTGAGCACCTGGAACGTGTGCTGCGGGCACAGCGCCATCACCGCGAACACCTTGTCGATGAACTCGAACGGCACGTCCTCGTGGAACAGATCGCTCATCGAATTGACGAACACCCGCCGCGGTTTCCGCCACGACAGCGGCTCGAGCAGCACGTCCTCGACAGGGCGCACGACGCCGGTCCACTGCGGCCCGGCCTTCGTCTGCTTCGTCAAGCCCTCGTACGGCTTCCCTGGCCCGCTGAACCGGTGCGCCTGCTTCATGGCGTAGCAGTGATGGCAGCCCGGGGAAATCACCGAGCACCCGCGCACGGGATTCCACGTCGCGTCAGTCCACTCAATCGAGATGATCGCGCTCAACGAATGCTCCTCTCGGTGAGTCCGGAGTCTGGGGGGTGCGGTTCTGTCCAAGCGCGGGGGAAGGTCATGTCTCCACCACCGGCTGATACTGCGCCGCCGTCAATCCAAACGTGGAGGCGATGGCCCCATGCGCCGTCTCGTGCTCAGGTGGAACGAGTAGGGCGTACTTCTTGTGATGACCGTCCGGCTCCGGCGTGCTGTTGACGACCACCACGACGCCGACTTGCGCGCCGTCCATCTCGGTGCGATAGAGATCCCCGAAGCGATCGGACTGCACTGGCGTGGCCCCGCTCGCCTGCAACCACCGCTCCCACCCCATGCGCTCGATCATCACGCGCCGTACTTCCGCGTTGCTTTCGGCGCGAATCTCTTCGGGCGTGAGGGTGTCTGGCTGTTCAATGACGTGCGCCGGCACACGCACCCCATGCCACGCATACACCGGCCAGCCGTCGCGACAGAGCAGCGCCGGTCCAGACTCGTGGTGCAAGCGTCCGTCAGCGTCCACCGCCTGACGCGCGGGGCGCTCGCAGACAAACACCACGCCGCGATAGGGCTGCCACCAGCCACAACTCTGTGCCAGTGTCAGCCACCATCCGAGCCGCTCGCGCTGCTCGGCGGTGTGCATCTGGTGTAGGGCCAGGTCAGGCCAAGCGTAATACGCGGGCCACGCCGCCTCATGCTGGCCCCAGAAAAACCAACCGAGGTTGGCCCCGAGGTTGTCCCTGAGGTTGGCCCAGAGGTTGTCCCCGAGGTTGGCCCCGAGGTTGTCCCCGAGGTTGGCCCCGAGGTTGGCCCCGAGGTTGTCCCTGAGGTTGGCCCAGAGGTTGTCCCAGAGGTTGGCCCCGAGGTTGGCCCTGAGGTT